ATCATCAAAAAGCGCGGCATCAAGCCAAACGGCAAATTTAGCTGATTCTAACAGAAGAACCCCTCCCATAAAACGGGAGGGGCTCCGGCTGAGTCCGTTATTGATTAGGAACGATATTTCTTATTAAACAACTCTGCAAACTGATCCGCTGCAGACCACCACTGTCCCGGATAATGACCTCCCAAATTTTTTAGTTTGCCTGCCGCATCCAACTTCATCTGGACATCGAACTTTGTTTTTCCCGAATTTGAAAGATAATGGAACACCAAGTATCCGTACTCATCAAGTGTACATTTGACGCCATGATAACATTGTTTCGCAAGTTCGGACAATTCAGAAAGAGGTATTCCATCAAAAAACTTCTCCGGTTCATCAACTACCGACTCAACTATTTTTTTAACTGTTTTGGTACTGGTTTGTTTGCGTAATACAACCCCACCTAATGCCAATGCTCCCAAACTTACTAAAGTTGTTGCGACATTCTTTTTTTTCATACCGCTAATCCCTCCGCCAATATTTCCACAAACTAGATCCGGCGTTTCCGCCAAATCCTACTGCTCTGTATGATTTTCCAAACGGTATCCTCTTCTCATGATGATTTCCTCTACAAAAGAAGCCATTCTCTCCCTGCCATAGTACTCAAAAGGATTAACTCTCTGTTCCGCGCTGTCATGCTCAATCCAAGGTGTGCCATCATAATGCGTTTCCGGGTTCACCCATGGATCAACGATTGTTTTTCCTTTAAACTCGAAATGCACATAATCTTCTATATTATAGTAGCCATCGCTGTGGCGGATTCCGTCTAACTGCTGCCACGCCAATGTCTCCGCCATCTGAATATGTTCTTTCACCTTATCCTCGATTTCACGGTTGCCGATAGGTTCGATAAACTCCATCTTCTTTTGGGTCATCCATGCATAGCAGATTTCTGACCATGTACTTTCCCCAACATAACCGCCCGGATTTATTACAAAGATACTATCCGCCATTCTGATTTTTTCCTTATGCATATCATCCAGCATCAATTTGGTTTGGGTTCTGTCCCCTTCATTCATGTGTTCCCAAACCTCAAAATCACCGGAATGACCAAACAATCCGACCGAAATAACTATATTACCCTGTAATGTCAGTTTTTTCTGCATCTCCTCAAATTCCGTCCGGAATCTTGTGCTGCCGCATAAAGTGATAACCGGGTACTTCTTTTTTGCCATATGTCCTGCCTCCTTACTACCATGGGTCTTCATCTTCCGGGCTGTAGCCCCACTCTGCATCTTCCTCGATCATTTCTTCCTCTGTCATTTCCTCTGCCCGCTCCATTTCTTTTAGCGCGCTTTCCACCAATTGCGCCACGGGTATCTCTCCGAGCAGGCACCTATCCTTCTTCGTCATCTGGCTTTCCTCCTATTCCGTTTGATTTCTATAAGTATATTATAGCGGATAGGCTGTACAAAAAAACGGACTTGCAACCTATAAAATTATAGCATTACAACCGTCCTTTTTCCAGCAAAAAAGACACTCCGCAGAGTGCCCTTCCTGTTCTTCCTATGGGGTAATCTCCAGTCCGTTTCTGAAGGTGAAAACAATCTCCTCCTTGCTCTTTACCGTGACATGGTCAATAAGGCTGCACCAGAGCCCTTCGTCAAATTCTTCTATCGTCTTCCGCCTTTTCTCCAATGTCCCGATGAAGAGCTTGAATAATGCACGCTTTGCCTTTTTCCCTTCTATCTCCTTCGTAATCCCGTCGTACTTTTCCTTGGCGGCATCAAACCGCCTTTTCAGTGCATCGTACCTTTTGACGTACTCGTCCTGGTCTAATGCCACCCGGCTGTTTTCCATAATGGCGTTCTGCATCTGTTCCGATACGATGTTGATCTCTGTCCTGTAATCCTCCTGCTCTTTTTCAAGTCCGGCTGTATCGCAGACCATCTCCATCATTTCTTTTGCGTTCGCCAGTATCTCCTTCTTCTCCGAAAACAGGATATTTGCTGCCTTTATGAACAGCTCCTTAATCTCGCCCTCTGTAAGATTCGGCGTTCTGCATATATAGCCATTTTTGTACTTATGGGTACACCGGAAGACGACCTTTCTGTATTTATCCGTTGAGTGAAATACCGCGGGACCATACCACGAACCGCATTCGCCACACTTTATCCTTGAGGAAAACACTCCGACACCGCTGTACTTCTGCATACTCCTCCGGCGCAAAAGCTCTGCCTGCACCTGGTCATACTGCTCCGCTGTCACGATTCCCTCATGGTGTCCTTCCACATAATACTGCGGAACCTCCCCATTGTTTACGACCATCTTGTGCGTCAGGAAATCCTTGGTGAATTTCTTCTGCAGAAGGGCATCCCCTTTGTATTTCTCATTTCTTAGGATGCTGTTCACACAGCTTGGATTCCACTTATCGTTTCCGGCTGGTGACTTTATCCCCTTTTCGGTCAGCTCCTGCGCAATCCTGTAGGTGGAGTAGCCCTCCATGTATCTCTTGTAAATGTACCTTACCGTTACTGCCTGTTCCTCGTTTATCACGAATTCCCCATCCGGTCCCCGGTCGTATCCGAGGAAACGCTTGAATCCCACACTCGCCTTGCCGTCTGCAAACTGCTTCCTTAATCCCCATGTGGTATTCTCCGAAATGGAGCGTGATTCCTCCTGCGCAAGGGAGCTCATTATGGTTATCAGCAGTTCCCCCTTGGCATCAAGCGTCCAGATGTTCTCCTTCTCAAAATAGATCTCCACACCTTTTTCCTTGAGTTCCCTTACCGTTGTCAGCGAGTCGACCGTATTCCTTGCGAATCGGCTGACCGACTTCGTGATAATGAGGTCTATCTTTCCGGCAAGCGCGTCCTCCACCATCTGATTGAATCCTTCACGCCTTTTTGTGTTGGTGGCTGATATGCCCTCATCCGAATACATCCCAACAAACATCCAGTCCTCGCGGGAATTTATGTAGTTGGTGTAGTAGTCCATCTGCGCCTCGTAGCTGCTTGCCTGCTCTTCAGTATCCGTCGATACTCTGGCATATCCGGCAACCCTGCGCTTTGCGGGCTGGTTGATGGGTTGCGCCGTATAGAGATTTACGGATGCCGGGATTCGTGTTATCGTCTTTGCCATGTCCTGATTCCTCCTTCCTTCATATAAAAATCGATCCTGTCATTGTAGGATACGGTTTTTTCAATCCTGCAATAAATCTGCATTTCCAGATTCTCGTCTGTCCCAAGGACAGCCCTTGCCGCGCCGTAGAGTTCTCCCTCTGACATCAGCTCGTGCGTGCAGCCGGCCTTGCTGTATTTCCTTGTGCTGCACATCCAGCTTGCCCTTCTGAGATTTCCGCCGCATCGGGTGAGCACCGAGCCGCAGTAACCGCAGAATATCTTCCTTGAAAACGGCGTGGCGCAATATCCGCCCTGCGGGTATTCCCGGATGTGTGTCCGTACTGTTCCATCCGGCATGGTGAAGTCGACATGGTCATCAAACAGCATGATTTTCTCCGGCTTATCCTTTTCGCCGACAGTCTGCTCCATGATGTCCATCAGCTCCTCTTCCCGGATTGGCAGAAGGTCACACTCTTTTGTTTTCCTCCTGTTGCACTCGATATGCGCATACCGGACTTCTCCCCGGCGATGGCGCACATGGTTGCAGGCATACCCGCATTTCCCACACTTCACCAGTCCGGCAAAGATTGTTTTTTCATACCCGTGATTGTCCGCCGTCTCTGCCCTTTGGCTGATTCGCTCCTGTACCTTTGCGTAATCCTCCCGGCTTACCAACGGCTCATGCGCGTTTGATACAAGCACCTTCTCCACTTCTCCCTTATTCAGTCTCGGCTTATGTATCTCTGGGGAAAAATATCTCTGGAGGAGCAGGTCCCCAACATACGTCTCCGTTGTCAGGATTCTCCGCAGCGTCGTCCTTCCGATAAGGTCGCCCCTTTTGCCCCGGATGCCCTTTTTCTTAAGGTCGTTACAGAGTCCTTTGATGGATGCTCCAGCAAGATACTGTCTGTATATGTACCGGACCCACTTCCCTTCTTCCTCGTTGATGGTAAGTGTCCTCGTTTCCGGATTCCAGTCATAACCGAAGCAGAGGATTCCCGTGCTCGGTTCTCCATTCTCAAAGTGTTTCTGCGCCGCCCATTTTACATTTGCGGACATACTCTCCGCCTCTGCCTGCGCAAAGGAGGCGAGGAGTGTGAGGAGCAGTTCCCCTTCCACCGAAATGGAGTGTATGTGCTCCCGTTCGAAGAAGACGTCAATCCCGAGACTCCGCAGGTGCCTTGTGGCATTAAGTGTATCCACGGTATCCCTCGCGAATCGGCTGATTGATTTTACAAGAACAAGGTCTATCTTTCCCTCGTCGCAGTCCCTCATCAGCCGTTTGAATTCATCCCTTTTCTTCGTGGATGTTCCCGTGATTCCCTCGTCCGCATACACGCCTACATACTCCCATTCCGGATTGCTCTGTATAAGGCTGCTGTAATAGCTGACCTGGGCAGAAAGTGAATGGTGCAGCATCTCTGTTTCCAAGGACACCCTTGCATATGCCGCCACCCTTTTCCGCGCGACCCGTCCCGGCTCGGATGGTTCTAATTTTGTTACTTTCGGCATTTCATCCCCACCTTCAGTCTTTCGCTGACGGATGCCATGTCGGGAAGCTGCAGACCGCCGACCCTGTTCTTGATGCAGTACAGCTTGATCTCCTCCATGCTTATCCCGAGCATTCTGGCAATCCGGAAGTAGCTGTAACCTTCGCTCTTAAGCTTTTCCATCTGTTCCGCTTGCACATCGTTCATGATGATTCCTCCTTTTCATTGTCCTATATTCCCGTGTTCCCCGAACTTTATCAAGCGGATATCGGTAAATAACGTCGACAAAGATACCTTGTACTTCTGGCGGAATTTTGTATCAATTTGCGTATACTCTTTCTCCGAAATAATCCCCTGATTCAGAAGGTTCCTCGCGACCATCATCGTGCCGTGATACAGTTCCTCGTTTTCCATCTGCGCCTTAGTCATTTCCGCCACCTCCAAACCTGTCATTGATATAGCACTCATGGGAGCAGTACTTTCTGTTCTTGTTCCCATATGCCGTAAATGGTCTCTTGCAATAGGGGCAGACGTACTGGTAATTAGCCTTACGCTTGACCTGCTCAAGATGGCTGTTCCACCACTTGTTCCTGCATCGGTCGGAGCAGAACTTCTTTTCCTTTCTGCCGCTCACCTGCGCGACCGGAATCCCGCAGCACAGGCAGGAATGTTCCTCCGCCTCCGTGTGTGTGGGCGTGGCTGCCATCCCGCCGAGGCTGTTCCTCCGGCAGAATGTTTTTATGGTGTTCTCGCTTATGCCGAGTACCTGCGATACCCGCCCATAGCTGTACCCTTCTGCCCTGAGTTCCCTTATCCGTTCTCTTTGCACATCATTCATCATTTCCACCTCCGGAAGAATTGAAGGGCATAACATTTTTGGATTCATCGTTATGATGTTTTCCCCCTTCACTACCCCATGGACATAAAAAACCGAAATGGGCGGGAGAAAATTTGTGGGAATCCCTTCATAGGTGGCAAAAGTTACAACCCCTACGGAATTTTTCACCTATCCCTTCAAACGGGATGTAAACGGCGAGGGCATTTTTCCCCTTTTTAGGCAAAAAAAAATAAGGCTCGAAGGGTTTTTCTCCCTCCGAGCCTCATAGCCTCATGACTTCAACAGTTCATTGACCTTTTTCTGAATGGTGGAATAATCATATCCGGCTGCCGTAAGTTTCTCCTTACGCTCCGTGCCATTCCCCCACTTTCCGTCGATCACCTCTTTCGCAATCTCCTCCACCGATTTGGTAGCCGTGGCTGTATTTGCTGCGCTGGTACTGGTCTTAGTCGTACTGGTACTGGTACTTGTCTTAGCGGTGCTCCCAATCGTGCAGTACTTTGGATTCTTAAGCCATATCCATCCGCCGCCGCTCTTTAATTTCCCCCAGCCGTCCTTCACTTCCGTGATGGTGAAGGTTCCTTTTCCGGTCTGCCCCTTGACCGTTCCGCTCATGGACGGCTCCGAACGGTAATTCAGGTCAGAAACAAGGACCTTTACGGTAAAAGGCGTATCCGGGAAAGTGGTCACCGTATCCGATGCGCTGTCCGTCTCCTCGCTTTCAGAAGAGCCGGAGCTTCCCATTGCCTTTTTTACCGCCTTCCGGAAGGTGTCCATCGTGTAGCCGGTTCCAAGCTGCGTCCACAGGTGTTCCGGATCACCATGGTTGGAGGCAACGCCCCGGCTGTGTCCCTCCTTATGGCTGATGATGACTCCGTCCGCCGTGGGATCAAGACCATACTTCTCGCAGAGCATGGCAAACAGCTCCACCGCCGCGTCGTAAGTCCTTTTTGCTACCGCCTTTGCCGTCGCCGTATCGCTGCAGGTAAAGGTCGAACCGCCTGTATAGGTAATGCACCCCGGTTCGCACATCTCCACCCCGATGTGGGTATTGTTCGCCGAGCCATTGAGGGATGAGCCGCAATGCCATCCCCGGTGATTCCACGGAAGCGTCTGGTATACCGTACCGTCATTTCCGTCAATGAACGCATGGACACACGCCCTGCTGTATGACGCGCTGTTCCAGTTCTTGATGAAAACAGATGCACTCGGCTGGGAACATCCGACCGAGTGCAGCATTAACCCTTTCACCGTGATTTTTTTTCCTGCCGTGTAGCAGGGATTCTTTGTAAGAATACTTTCCACAAGCTTCATATTATTTGTCCTCACTTTCCGAGCGGTCATGTAACTGCTCTAAAACATCCATCAGTTTCGTTGGGATTGGCAGCCCGAGGTGTCCGGCATTTTCCAGGAGGGAAATCCCCTCGTTGGAAAGATAGAAAAAGATGACTGCCGTGCGGAGCACGCTCCCCGTCCCGATGACCTCAATGTCAAGGACATTGGCAATGCCCACGAGCATGAGGATCAGCACCTTTTTGCAGATTCCCTTGAATCCCACCTCGCTGGAGAGTTTCCGGTCAACGAACGCGCACATCACCCCGGTGATGTAGTCCGCCACCATGAACATCACAAGGGCAACGAACAGTCCGTCGCAGCCTCCGATGAAATAGCCCAGCCACCCTCCGATGGCTGTAAAAATTAGTTGAATCATGTTCCAGAATTCCTTCATCTCAATTCCTCCTTTGAAATTTTTTGTATGAAAAAAGCGGCTGCCCGAAGGCAAACCGCCAGTTCCTATGATATAAAATTGTTACTGCTCCTGTATGATGTAGGTTATCTTCATCGTCTTATCCGCCGTCTTTGTGACAGGCTCGGTCAGATTGTTGATGGTCGCAAGATAATTGAGCAGGATAAAAAATCCCACGGTGCCGTTATTTCCGCAGCTACCAAACCACAGCATCGGTTCATTCAGTACCGGGGTATAGCTTGGCATATAGGAGTTACTCATTACCCTCGAAACTTCTGCCTTCATAATTTCCCCGGTATCCATATTTGCTATGGGCATATAATAGTTTGTGCCAGTCGCAGTCGTCTCGAAATAAATCCTTCCGTTTATGGCAAAACAGAAAACTCCCACTGTGGCAGAAATGCCCACCATGTTAAACTTTTTGATGTTCGCGGAATTCCCGACTTCCATCATATAAAGGTTGTACGGACTTGCATTGCCACGGATAAACAGATACCCCCGGTGGACGATTGCATACCGGGTTCCATATGTGTTCAAGGTGGTATCGGATGTGTTCGTCATCGTGTACTGCGTCACTTTCCATCCATCCATCTGGATTTTGGTGATCTGGAATGTTCCGTTGACCGAAACATAAGTAGCCGGAGACGAGATCAGGTACAGGCACTTGTCCTCGATGTCAAAATAATAACTCGTATACACCGTATTTGTCCCTGCCGCCAGAGGGGTAGGCAGTTCAATGGTCTGCTCATCTATCAGGGATTTTTTCGTGCATGGATTCTCCAACACGGACACGCTCTTAAGGTATGCCCTTCTCCTCACAATCGTCAGCTTGGATGCGCTGTCTATCCGCAGGTAATAACAGCAGTCATCCTCCCGGCTGATAAGGAAAAGAAGTTCTGTGGTGCCTATCGTATAGCCGGAATACCTGTCCCCGGTATTGGCTCCCGTACAAGTAGTGTACACATACTGGAGCTGTCCGTCGCATACCTGCTGCCCCAGCGTATAACCTGTGTTCGTGACAGCATCCTTGCCGCCATATGAGGTCATTCCGCCAACCCTGTGCGTCAGGCAGACGCAGGAAATCGTGCCGTTTGCCTGCGAGGTCGCGAAATCATAGACGTATTTCATATAGCGCTCCGTGGTGTTGCACTCGCTTTCCGTCTGGTTGTAACCGCCCCTCAAGGTTCCCGTGGTGTTATTCTGCGCCCCATAGGAAGCACATCCCACAAGGTTTGCATCGGATGGCGCAAAGATGTTGCTTGTATCCTCCTCAATCGGATTATCAAACAGGAGCAGACCCCCGAGCAGATTCTGATAATATGGTGCAAAGGTATTCAGCAGCTTTGCCGGGGACTTCGAAAGCCCGAGCGGACGGAATATCTCCGTCAGCGCATCCGTCACCATATTGTGTTCCACCACGGTTTCCGTTTCTCCCGTGTTCACATCCGTCAGTTCAATTTTCATCGTTCCCTTTAACATTCGTGGTTCCTCCTTTAATTGATGTAGGTTATCTTAAACCGTGATATTTTCGCATTGTCGTGGAGAATGAAATGCAGGATCAGCACCTTGCTCTCCGGCAGGCTCCCATACAGTTCATCCGGGTCGGTATTCAGCCAGTCCCCAAGAGCGACTTCCTCCGAAAAGCTCTGCCCGTCATCGAGTGAATAGCATACCATGACCTCTCCGGAATATTCTGCCGTGATCAGCTTAATCCCGGTTATGGAGACGTGGCTCATATCAATAACGGATTCCAAGGTCTGCGGGTACGGATATGCCGTCACCGTGTCCCTTACCACCGCTGCGTCTCCCCCGGATGTCCACAAAAATATCTCTGTATTTTCCATCGGTGTAAGGATCTCCGTTGGAGGAATTTCCTCAAATCCATACTGTAGGAACACGGCTGCCGTCAGTTTCCCGACCGGAAGCTCTGCAAGTTCGTCGTTTTCCATGGTGTAATAGGTTTCTCCTGACTTTAAAAGAAAGGCGGTCGTGTATTTTCCATCAGAGCCATATCGTGCATATTCTATCGTCCACTCGTAGCCCTCATCATCCTGATGATAAAAAGAAACCATCGTACCGCCGCCGCTTCCGTCAGCGAGGGTAAGCGATGTCGTTTGCCCATTGCACACAAATTCGGATAATCCCGGATAGTTGCTGTTTGTAGGTGTCTTCACCACGTTTAGGAACATATCATTGTTTTCAAAAAGGAACAGTTCAAATATAAGGCGGGTCGCATCCACCCGATAATTATATGCCACATAGCCTTCAAACCTTATTTTGATGAATCCGAGTCCATTTGGAAATTTCCCCACCTGTCGGTAAATTGCTGTGGAGCATCCATTTTGGCGCATTACCCTTAGCTGTTCCTTATTGACACCGAAACCGATCCAATGATTGCTTGAGATATACAGATTCTGCACGGATACCCCGTTAAACTTAAAGTCCCCCATTCCCGCGGTCGTGAATGTGCCATCATCATTGTATCCGTTGCTCACATAGGTCATATTTTCCGTCGTATTAAGAAAGGGTTCCAATATGACCTTCTCCTCACCGACCTCTGCAATCAGCCGGATTGCGGAAAGCCCTGCATACTGGCTGTATGAGG